GAAGCTGACCACCGGCATCGGCACCGAGAACTTCGCCGCTGCAATCCCCACCTTCGCTGAGGTGGTGGCACTGGAGAGCGACGTGGCAACCGCCAACGCACTGCTCGGCAGCCCCGTCTACCTGATGAACGCTGCAATGCGCGGCGGCCTCAAGACCAAAGCCAAGGACGCAGGTTCCGGCCTGTTCGTTATGGAAGGCAACGAAGTGAACGGCTACCAAGGTGTGCTGTCCAACCAAGTTGAATCTGGTGATCTGTGGTTCGGCAACTTTGCTGATCTGATCATTGGCTACTTCTCTGGCCTGGATCTAATGGTTGACCCCTACACCCACAGCACCTCCGGCACCGTCCGCGTGGTTGCGATGCAGGATGTGGACATCGCCGTTCGCCACCCTGAATCCTTCAGCCGCGGCAACGATTCCCTCTGATCATGTTGATCCGCGTCCTTAGGCAGACGATGCTGAGCGGACGTGTGGCAAACGTCGGGGAAGTCCTAGAGGCTTCCCCTTCTGATGCCAGGCTTCTGATCGGTATTGGCAAAGCTGTTGAAGCTGCTGTCGCACCTGTCAAGATTGAAGAGCCAGTAGAGGCTCCCACCCCTAAATCAGCGCCTAAGCGCAGGAGATCTACCCAATGACCATCCACAACCTCGGATCGAAAACCGATCTGCTGAGCATCCACAACAACGCAGTGGTTTCTGCTACTGGCGCTGGCACCCCCGCCAACGTTGACCTAGTGGACTATGAGGGCGACGTTGCCTTCATCATCGATGCTGCTGCTGCCGGTTCTGGCGTCACCCTGACTGCCAAGATCCAGCACAGCAACACCACCACTGCCGGCGATTTCGCCGACGTGACTGGTGGCGGTTTTACCGCTGCTGCGGCTAACACTGCCTTCCGCGAGAAGATCTACCTGAACAGCAACGATCTGCGTCGCTATGTTCGCGTGCTCTTCACCGTGACTGGTGGCAGCGGCACTGGTGCTGTGTCGGTTCAGGCCCTCGGCTCCAAGAAGTACAGCTGATGGCACTCACGGAAGATCTTGATATCTTCCTGGCAGATTTCGGCGTCAGCTGCACAGCTGGCGCCGTTACTGCACTGGGCATCTTGGATATGCCAAGCCAAGTGCTGGCTGATGGCATGGTGCTGAGCACTGACTACACACTGACGGCTAAGGCGTCCGATTTCGGGAACCTGAGCCGTGGCAGTTCAATCACTGTCGCAACGGTCGCCTACACCGTGCGTGACGTGATGCTGCTAGACGATGGCAAGTTTGTTCAGATCGGGCTTCAGAAGACATGAGCGGTCCTTTCAAGGTCAACACTCGCAGCCAGTGGGCATCGCTGAATCCTGTGCTGATGGCAGGAGAGCCTGGCCTTGAAAGCGACACCAAGAATCTGAAGATTGGCGATGGACGATCCTCATGGGACAAGTTGCCGTATCACGGCTGTCCTGGGTACTGGGGATCCTTCTGGGATGAAACCTCGCAGGTAGCAACCTTGGCCAACACGGCCTATCCCATCAAGCTGCGGCAATCAGACACAGCCAGCCGCGGCGTAAGGATCATTTCAGATGGCCGGATCACTGTTGATCATCCGGGCATCTATAGCTTCACCTTCTCGATCCAGTTCAGCAATAGCGACGCCCAGATCCACGACATCAACGTCTGGCTTCGCAAGAACAATGAAGGCAGCCTTGGTGATGTGCCTGCCAGTGACAGCCGCTTTAGCATCATCTCAAGCCACGGCGGCGTTGATGGCAACGTGATTGGAACAGTGAATTTCGTGCTGGGCTTGACCACCAACGACTACATCGAGCTGATCTGGTCAACGACCAACGTTGCCGCGTATATCCACGCAGAGCCAGCTGGCAGCACTCCCACGCACCCCAGCATTCCAGGCATTATCTGCACAGTGGTTCAGGTGGCATCAGCATGACAACCAAGCGCGAATCAATCCTGGCTCAGATCGCTACCACGCTGGCCGGTGCCACTGGCGTTAGCACGCGGATCTACCGCAGCAGGGTTGAGCCATTGGCGCGTGGCGAAAGCCCGGCCATCGTGATCGAACCGATCAACGACACGGCCGAGCAAAACACTAGCCTGCCCACCCTGGACTGGAGCCTGACGGTACGGGTCGCTGTGATCGTGCGCGGCAATGTGCCAGATCAGCAGGCTGATGCCACTGTGGAATCGCTGCATAGCAAGATCATGGCCGACCTAACGCTTGGCGGTTATGCGATTGATGTGCAGCCGCGATCCGTCAGCTTTGAGATGGTTGAGGCCGATCAGCCTGCTGGCGTGATTGGCTGCGAATATCTTGTGCGTTATCGCACTTCAGTCACGAATCTGACAACAAGCTGAGCCGGTTACGATGGATTGAAAGATCTCATCCGGCCTTAAGCCATGCCGCTGCTTTCTCGCCGCCAGCTGCTGCTGGCTGAACTGGAAGTTACCTACGGAACTGATCCGACCCCTCTAGTAGGTAGCAACGCGATCCTGGTGCGCAATATCGAGGTGACGCCGCTTGAGGCTGACACCGTTAGCCGTGAACTGATCCGGCCTTATCTCGGCCAATCTGAGCAGCTGTTGGCGCAGACCCGTGTGCTGATCAACTTCGAAGTGGAGCTGGCAGGCTCAGGCGCTGCAGGTACCGCACCGGCCTATGGCCCACTGCTGCGTGCCTGCAGCTTCACTGAGACGGTGAGCGCTGGTACAAGCGTGACCTATGAGCCGAACAGCGACGCTTCGCCTAAGTCGGTCACTATCTACTTCAACAACGACGGGGTGCTGCACAAGGCCACCGGTTGCCGCGGTACCTTCTCGCTGAACTGTGCTGTGGGCGAGATCCCCACGATTGCGTTTGAGTTCACTGGCATCTACAACACGCCTACGGACGTGGCGCTGGGCAGCCCCACCTACGCCAATCAGGCTGATCCTGTGGTTTTCAAGCAGGGCAACACCACCGGCTTCCAAGTGTTCAGCTACGCCGGCTGCCTGCAAAGCTTCAGTCTTGAGCTGGCCAATGAGATCGTCTACCGCGAGCTGGTGGGCTGCACCAAGGAAGTGCTGATCACCAACCGCGCCCCTGCTGGCGAGGTAATGATCGAGGCTGTCCCCGTTGGCACTCACAACTTCTTTACGGATGCCACCGGCAACAGCACTGGAAACCTGACCTTCCAGCATGGCCAGACCGCCGGAAATATCGTGACCTTCACGGCCGGACAGATCGATCTGGGCAATCCGTCCTACAGCGATGCGGATGGCATCCAGATGCTGACCCTGCCGTACATTGCCACCCCGACCGATTCGGGCAATGATGAGATGGAGATTGTCTTCACCTGATCCGCGTGGCTTTTGTCCTAAAGCAGTCCGACTCCTACACCTGGCCGGTGAGCATTAAGCTGCCGGCCAACGGGGGGAAGCGAGAGCGGCAGAGCTTTGATGCTGAGTTCAAGCGCCTGCCTCAGAGCCGGATCAATGAGATCCAAGAGCTGGTACAGAAGCGCCTGAAGGCCACGGAACGGGGCGAGGAGCCGGCTGTTGATATCAGCGATCAGAGCATCGCCGACGAAATTCTGGTCGGCTGGGAGGGCATTATCGACGGTGATGGCGAGCCCGTGCCTTTTAGCGAAGCCAGCAAAGCCATGTTGCTGGATGTACCGATGATGGCGCCAGCGCTGATCAATGCGTTCTTTGAGTCGCTAGTTGAGCTGAAAAGAAAAAACTGATCGGGGCCGCTGAGCACTGGGTGGCCGGTACCGAGATCGATGAGACGGCTAAGGATGCAGCCGTGCTTGGCATCGCACCACCACCCAGTAAGGCGGCCAAGAATTATGAGGTGATCGAGGAGGCATGGCCCGCTGTGCGAATGTTCCTGAAGGTGCAGACCCAATGGCGTGCTGACAGCGGCGCGATCATTGGTTTGGACTATTCGGCTGTGCGGTGGGCGTTTGAGCTGTATGGCGCCGACAATCCGGCTGAGCTGTTGAGTGATTTGCAGATCATCGAGGCTACAGTGGTGGAAGCCGTCAACAAGCGCAAGAGCTGACCTATGGCGCTGGATATGACAACGGCCTTGACCATTAAGGCCAAGGTTGACGGCATCAACCAGATCCAAGGGCTGGAAAAGGCGCTCGGCGCTGCTGACAAGCAGGCTAATGGACTTGGCACAGCATTCAGCAAGCTTGGCGGCATAGCTAAAAGTACAGGAGCTTTGCTCGCTGGTGTTGGCACAGCGGCCGTTGGCGGCCTTGCGGTGCTTGGCAAAAACGCCATTGATGCTGCAGACAACATCAATGACATGAGCCAACGTACTGGCGTTGGCGTCGAAACGCTTAGTAAGTTCGGTGCTGCTGCTGAAGATAGTGGCAGCAGCTTGGATGAGGTTGCCAAGGCAATGGGCAAGCTTGCCAAGGGCATTGTTGATCCTGCATCGAAAGCAAATGAGGCGTTGAGATCGATTGGCATCAGCTCTGTTGATGCCAGCGGCAAGGTACGCAGTGTCGATGCTGTGATGTTGGACATTGCCGATAAATTCAGCAAGCTGCCAGATGGTGCGCAAAAGACTGCGCTGGCCATGGAGATCTTTGGTAAATCAGGCGCCAACCTGATTCCGATGTTGAACGGTGGCCGTGAGGCGATGAGTCAATACAGCGCCACTATCACAACCGAAATGGCGCAAGCGGCTGATCAGTTCAATGATGCGTTGAACATGATCATGCGTGAGTTAGCGGGGCCATTCAATCAGGCGATCACAGCTGCATTGCCATACATCACGCAGCTGGCGCAGCAGCTAGGGGAATCATTACCTGGCGCCATCGCGGCCCTGACGCCAATAATCACCGGACTGCTGCAGGGCCTGACGCAGCTCGGCCAGTGGTTCAGCACGCTTAGCCCTCAGGCTCAAACCTTTGTTGTCAGTGCTGCTGGATTGACGGCTGCTTTCGTTGCGCTTGCGCCTGCCGTTACGGCGATTCTTGCAGTGTTCACGACCCTTGGCCCATTGCTTGCTGGAATTCCTGCTGTCATTGCAGGATTCGCCGGAGCCATCGGCCCATTGGTTGCGGCACTGGGCGGCTTGGGGCAAATCTTAATCGGCGTCTTCACCGGCCCTGTCGGCTGGGTGGCGCTTGCGGTTGCTGCTGGTACCGCCATCTATGCGTTCCGTGATCAGATTGGAGCAGCGTTTAAGGTCATCGGCAGCGTGCTGCAGCAGGCTGCTCAGGGATTCAAAACGGTGTTCATCGAGCCGGTCATGGCGGGATTCAAGGCTGTTGTTACTTTTGTAAACACTAGCTTTGTGACACCAATCAATCAGGCGATCACAGGCTTGGTACAAAAGATCGGTGCCACATTCAAGAGTGTGACCGATGCGATCACAGCACCATTCAAGGCTGCCTTCACCGCAGTGCGTGGCATTGTTAATCAGATTTTGAATAGCATCGGCAGCGCCATCGGCAGCGTTGTGCAGGCAATTAACAACGTGATTGCTGGCGCTAACCAAGCATTAGCACGAGTTCAGTTGCCACAAATTCCTTTTTTGCCCATGCCGCAAATCCCTCGCTTCGCTGAGGGTGGTGTGGTGAGCGGCCCGACCTTGGCAATGGTTGGTGAGGGCGGCGAACCTGAATACATCGTGCCGCAGTCCAAGGCTGGCAAATTTGCAGCGAACTGGATGGCCGGCGTGCGTGGCGCTGCTGCCATCCCGCGTTTTGCTGAGGGTGGAGTGGTGGTCCCATCCCCTGCAAGTGTGAGCATTCAGACTGGCCCGGTCACTCAGATGAACGGCACCAATTATGTAACCACTGCGGATTTGAGTCGTGCAGTGCAGGCTAGCGTTAACCAGACGCTTGACCTATTAGCAGGCGACAGCATGGTGCGTCGCAGCATTGGAATTGCGTGATGGCTTATTACGATCTCCTGTGCTTTCTTGAATACTACGCAGACCGCAATAGCGTCTACAGCGGCAGTAAGCGGACACCAACACGGCGCTGGCAGAACTTCTATCAAGAACCGCAAAATATGGCATTGATTGACACTGACGTAGACGGCGACTTTGTTTACATCCCCTTTTCGGCTTCTGGCTTCTCTCTGCGGTCTGCCAATGCGATTGGCGATTTAACTGTTGAAATTGCCGCCACTGGCGACATCATTGATTTGACTGATGGAGCAATCGGCACCAACAGGCTAGTGATTGCTTCGTTGTATTTGCAGGATGCGGGCAAGGATGCTCTGGACGCTGCTAGCGCACAGTTGATCAGCCGCTACATTGGCGGTATCAATGGGGCAAGCGTTAATGATGATTCGGTCAGCTGGACAATTAGCCCTATGGTGGACAAGACAAAGCCCCAAGTGCCAACGCGCAAAATTGCGTCAGACTTGATCGGGAGGTTCACAGGGCGATGATTACACCAGTGCTGGCCATCAACATGCAAGTGCGCTGCAGCGATGGCTGCGTGCATGATGATGTGAAGATGTTTGTGCGTGATGGGCAAAAGGTATTTGTGGGCTGCGATGGCTGCGAGATTGCAGGCGTTGAAAACATCGAGCAGGCCACAGCAGTAGTGCCGCCCATGATGCTGCTGGTAGCTATGCGGCAATGCGAGGAGGCAGCGTAATGGCCGATCTGTCACCAGCTAATAAATGGCTTGCCAAGCTGTTAGACAATAAAAGAACACGGCGGCGGTTGAAAAAGTCGCTGCTAGGCCCATCTGCTGGCAAGACGCCACCCAACCAAGCAACAGCAAACCAAGACCGCTCGCCTGGCAATCGCAAGACGCCAGCGGCTGATCTTGGTGAACAACAGAAGATCGCCATCGCAGGCGAGACTGTCCCGATTTTATTTGGCAAGCGTGTTAGCAATGTTGGTGGCGTGTGGATTCAGCCGTCACTTGTAAAGGCTGGATCTTATTTTTTCAAAGGCAGTTTTCTTTTCCCAGTTAGCCAAGGCGAGATCGTTAGCAGTCCAGCCAAGCATCGCGTATGGGTTGGCCTGCGCAATATGGCATTTCTGGCTGATCAAACGATCACGATCAGCAATATCTACAACAGCGCTGCAACGCTTGCCGCATCCCCTGGCACCTGTCCGGTACTTGGCGCAGGTATGTACTGCGGCAAAGAAACCTATTCGTTCACAGAAGAATCACAGCTAGCTAGTGGTGATAGCACTCAGCGCCGCGATTTCTTGGGTACAGACTATTTTGGTATTAGGTTAATTGCAAGAGGCTCTGGCGACACGTCAAATTCAGCCATACTTTATACAGTTAAGGTTTATGATAATGTCACAGGTAGCGACATTTCGGCGGCTTATTTCTCCGCTATAGGCTTGCCGTCTAATACGCAATTTGCGATCAACCAGCTAGGCTCGGCTGCGCTTGGCTGTGGTCTTGTTGGGGTTGTAAGTGATTTCATTGATGGGCCAACCATTGGCGTGGGATATATAGAAGCAAAAGCCTTCTGGAATTCCATTTCTTCTGGCAGCATAACTTTTGTCAATACAACTGTAAGCGTTAATAATCAATTCTATCCAGCCAACCCTGCTAGCACCGGCACACTTACAGGAGTTCAGCAGGAGGTGGTGGTCAGCAAATACGCCAATCCGGCTAACACGCCAACTGCGGATAATTCATCCTATGCCGACATTACCTTCCTGAAAGTTGTGGGCGATATCTACGATCCGCCAGAAGAGGGTTCATATCCAACTACAACGCGCCAGCTATCCATTTACTACGAGCAAGGCGTCAAGGTCAACCTATACAGTAACGATTCAACAGGCAGCACGCTAGGCGCCAGCAATCAGCTGGTTGATCTTGCGATGTATCTGTTCACCAGTTTGAAGCGCAACGCTGCTGGTACAACGCCGGATGTATCAGCCCCAATCTTCACTGGCAATCTGCCGACCATTGCCAGCTTCTGCAATGAGTATGGCTTGCATTTCAACGGCATTATTTCAGAATCAGTCAACGTTATCGAACTGATTGGCGAGACCGCGCCATTCTTTCTGTTGTCTTTCCTTTCCAATGGCGGACAGTATCGGTTCGCGCCTGCATTGCCAATCAATGGCAGCCAGCAGATCAACTTATCGGTCCTAAGCGCAGCCGCAACATTTACTGAGGACGAGATTCTGCCAGGATCGTTTGGCAAAACCTATATTTCAGCCGCCGATAAATCTGATGTGAACTGCGTGCTGCTGTATCGGCAGAATGAACCTGATGCCATTGGTACGCAGCAGACCGTGCAGGTGCGTTACAGCGGCGTGAGCCTTGATGCACCGACTGAGCAATTTGATATGACCGATTTCTGCTCAAACCGGAATCATGCCATCATTTATGCCAAGCATTACCTGGCCCGGCGCCGATACACCGCACATATCATCGACTTTGAAACGACGCTAGATACAACCGGATTGATCCCCACCGACATCATCAAGATTGAACGACAACGAATCAGCAGCGCAGGCGACAATCGAACGGAGACAGAGTATTACCAGATCACATCCATCGATCACAACACCGATGGAACTACCAGCATTGAAGCCGCGCAGTTCCCGGTCAATGGCAGCAGCGTGCCTATCATCAGCAATGAAGTGGTGAACGGCACCTTTACCGTGGTGTAATGGCAATCTTCCCCTCGCTAGCGCCACGCACAAGATCGCTCACGCTGGGCGATATACCGCAGCAGGTTTACACCGGCAGCAGTGGCGGTGATGTTCGGTTCAAACAGGGCAGCAGCTACATCGCGCAACAGCTGACATTAGGCTACGAATACATTACTGAATCTGAAGCGCAGCAGATTTTGGATCACTACGCAGGCCAGCAAGGAAGTTTGATTCCTTTTGATTTATCGGCTGCAGTATGGGGCGGCTACACCACGCCACCAGTTAGCAGCGCCAGTTATCAGTGGCGATATACCGGATCGCCTGATGTTGAGATTGCGTCGCCAAAGCGCTACAACCTAAGCATTGAACTTGAAACAGTTCCGCTCTAGCCATGACATTCCCAGCATTGGTGCCATCCGCAAGAACTTACACCCCCGGTGATGTGCCGCAAGTACGTCAGGTTGCTTTATCTGGTATGGATACGGCATATCGACTTGGTAGCAGAAGGGTTGGGCAATCGCTGTCGCTTACCTTTAACAATATCAGTGAAGCACAATTAAACGAGATACGCAATCACTACGTTGCACAAGACGGCAGTTACAACATCTTTTTCTTGCCCCCAGAGGTTTGGTCTGGCTATGCCGTGCCGCCTGTCCCTTCACCCAGCAATGTTGCTTGGCGTTATGGGGCGCCGCCAACGATCACTGATGGATCGTGTGATCTTTGGTCAGTTGAAATCGAACTGGCATCGTACGTCATCGAGTTAGGCGATATTGACATCGACATCCCACCCGGTGAAACCGGATCCGATCCCGACTTGCCTACAACTGTTGACTATATCTATGATGGGCTTACCGCGTCTGCATCACCAGCACGCGCCTATCTGATTGATTCAGGGGCATCAGCATGACCATCACGCTGTCAGCACTGCAAAAGCAACGGCGCGATTCTGCTGCCAACTGGACTGCCAATAATCCAACCCTGCTGGCTGGTGAGCTGGGCTATGAAAGCGACACTGGCAAATGGAAAGTTGGCGATGGTAGCACGGCTTGGACATCACTTGCCTACATTCCTGGGTCGCAGCTAAGCGCTTACCCTCTAGTTAATGCAGACATCGCAGCAACCGCTGAGATTGCTGTAAGCAAACTCGCGGATGGAGCAGCCCGCCAACTACTGCAAACCGATGCAGCGGGCACTGGCGTTGAGTGGACTAGCAACATTGACGTACCTGGTACGTTGGACGTAACCGGGGGGGCGACATTCGACGGTAATGTAACGGTACAGGGCGACTTGACCGTTAACGGAACAGAAGTCATCATTAACACTCAAACGCTTGAGGTTGAAGATAAAAACGTCATTATCGGCAAGGTCACAACCCCAACCGATGTAACCGCAGATGGCGGCGGCGTAACACTTAAGGGATCTACAGATAAGACGATTACATGGCTAGACGCCACGGATGCATGGACATTTAGCGAGCACGTCAACATTGTAAGTACCAAAGAGTATCGAATTGATGGCACAAAAGTTCTTGATGCGACTAGCCTTGGTAGCGCTGTCGTTAGCTCAAGCCTGACCAGCGTTGGCACGATTGGTACTGGTACATGGCAGGGCACAACACTTGCGACGGGCTATGGAGGCACCGGGCAGACCACCTACACCAATGGTCAGCTTCTGATCGGCAAGACCGATGGCACGCTGGCAAAGGCGACGCTGACAGCCAGCACTGGCGTCACAATCACAAATGGTGACGGTGCCATCACTATTGCTGCAACTGGCAGCGGTGGCACTGTAACCAGCGTTGACGTAAGTGGTGGTACAGGGCTTACCAGTTCAGGCGGTCCGATCACAAGCAACGGCACAATCACAGTTGATCTAGACAACACAGCAGTCACGCCAGGCAGTTATACCTACGCCAGCATCACGGTTGATCAACAAGGTCGGCTTACCGCTGCATCGAATGGTGCAGCACCGCTGCCGCTGACTGGTGGCACCTTAACTGGTGATTTGTTGCTCGATAACCAGTCTGATCTGCGCTTTGGTGAAGCTACCGGGCATGGCGGCAACTGGGTAGCATTTGAAGCGCCGGCAACCATCGCTAGCAATGTCACGTGGACATTGCCGGCAACTGATGCAGCTGTAGCTGGTTACGCTTTGGTGAGCAACGCAGCAGGAACTCTTAGCTGGGCACAGGCAGGCGGTGCCGTGATCGTTGATGGTGGCAACTTTGCCAATGGCAGTAGCATTGTGACAACCAGCAGCACCATCGACGGCGGGAGCTTCAACTGATGCCAACACCAGCAACCCGCACGCCTGTGCGCATTGCACGGGGCACTTACAGCAATCTCAACAGCAGCATCGCTGATTTACAAGAGGGTGAGATCTGTTACGCCACAGACGAGAATCGCTGTTATGTCATTGAAGGCGGTGCCCTAACAAGCCTACCGGCTGGTGATGTGACCTTGACTGGCACACAAACGCTGACCAACAAAACACTCACCGATCCAGCCATCATCGGCACGATCCTGGAGGACGTGTTCACCATCACTGATGGGGCAGCGTTTGAGATTAACCCTGGCAACGGCAGTATCCAACTGATCACGCTTGGCGCTAACCGCACACCAAAGGCCACCAACTTTGCAGCGGGGGAATCAGTCACGCTGATGGTGGATGATGGCAGCGCCTACACGTTGACCTGGAGCGACGCGACGTTTGGCGGCAGTGGCGTGGTGTGGAAGACAGGCGGCGGCAATGCACCGACGCTGAATACAACGGGCTACACGGTTATTGTGCTTTGGAAAGTCGGCACGCAGGTGTACGGCGCTCGCGTGGGTGATGCCTGATGCTAAACAGTAAAGCACTCGCTGCATCCGCCAGCGCAGCCAAGGTTTACGTTGAGGATGTGATGTCGGTTTATTTATATACCGGCAACGGCAGCACGCAGACAATCACGAATGGGATTGATCTGAGCGGTAAGGGGGGATTGGTTTGGGCTAAATCACGCTCTGCAGCTTACTTCCATTCTTTAACAGACACGGCACGCGGCGCTCATCAAGTGCTGCAATCCCAGGCAACTGATGCAAGTTTCAATCAAACCCCCAATGGTGTTTCGTTCTCAAGCTCAGGATTTATATTGAACAGCTCAGATAATGGCACAAATGAGAATGCGACCACCTACACCTCCTGGACCTTCCGCAAGGCGGCGAAGTTCTTTGATGTCTGCACGTGGACCGGTTCGGGTGCAAACCGCACCATCAGCCACAACTTAGGCAGCGTGCCCGGCTGCATCATCGTCAAATGTACTAGTGCTGCAGATAACTGGCAGGTATACCACCGAAGTCTAGGCGCAACTAAGTTCTTGAACTTGGACGCAACTAGTGCTGCCGGCACCAACAGTAACCGCTGGAACAACACCGAACCAACCAGCTCAGTATTTACTGTCGGTACAGGCGCAGGTGTGAATGGTAACGGGCTTACTTACGTCGCCTACCTGTTCGCGCACGACGCTGGCGGGTTTGGTGGTAGTGGCGCAGAAGGCGTCATCAGTTGTGGCAGCTACACCGGCAATGGCAGCGCCACTGGCCCAGCGGTAACACTCAACTGGGAGCCTCAGTGGCTGTTGATCAAACGCAGCGACAGCACCGGCGGCGATTGGCAGTTGATCGACAACATGCGCGGCTTTGTTGTTGGCGGTGCTGATGCTGAGCTGAACCCCAATCTCAGCGCAGCCGAAAGCTCTGGCACGTTCGTCACGCCAACCTCCACCGGCTTCCAGCTCAACACCACTGATGCTGGTTACAACGCCTCAGGCGGCACCTACATCTACATCGCCATCCGCCGTGGGCCGATGAAGACGCCCACCGATGCCACGAAGGTGTTTAAGATTGACAAGAGTGCAGACAGCACAAGGAACTTTGGAATAGTCGTTGACACTGTTCTCAGTCATATTCCAGCAGGAAATTCTGGCAACTTTCCCAGCATTTCTGCGCGTCTTACAGGCAATGGTGCCAAACTGACAACTTTTGATACCGCCTCAGAAAGCACAAACAGTAATTGGTATGCCTGGGATAAAGCAACTGGGCTTTGGGGTGAGACGTGGGGCACAAGTTGGATCAACTATGCCTTCCGCCGCGCCCCCGGCTTCTTCGACGTGGTGGCTTATACGGGCACAAATACTGCTGGGCAAAATGCCGTTCCCCATAACCTAGGTGCGGTACCGGAACTAATCATTTACAAGGCACGAACAGGGGCAACGAATGTTGCCTGGTATGTGTATAGTGCAGGGATTGGTATTAATTACTATCTCTTGCTTAACGGATCAAATGCCAAGACTAATTTTTCGTTGTCTAATGGCGTAAGTCCTACATCATCCAATTTTTACACAACGCCAGGTGACTCCGCCACAAGTGCTACTGGTTACACCTACATCGCCTACCTCTTCGCCTCTTGCCCCGGCGTGAGCAAAGTCGGTAGCTACACCGGCACCGGCACCACGCTCAACATTAACTGTGGCTTTACAGCAGGCGCACGGTTTGTTCTAATCAAACGCACGGATTCCACAGGTGACTGGTACGTCTGGGATACTGCACGCGGCATCAGCACGTTAATAGAGCCCTATCTATTGCTCAACTCAACAGCGGCTGAAGAAACAGGCGAGTACGGTATCTCGCCTTTTGCCTCAGGCTTTAGTGTTAATAGCCTTTTTCCTCCTGTTAACACTAATGGTGCCAACTACATCTTCCTCGCTATTGCCTGATCATCATGGAACTCCGCAACCGCACAACCGGCGCCGTCATCACTGAAGACGAGTTTCGCCGCACCAACCCCAACACCAGCTTCCCGCCGCAGCTGACCGCTGAGATCATCAGCGATTTCGGCTACGACCCCGTGCTGGAAGGCCCCCAAGCCACCACCGTGCCGCCCTATCAATACAGCCAGCGTGATGGCGTGGTTGAGGTGAACGGTCAGTGGTTCACGCACTACATCGCGGGTCCTGTCTTCCACGACTACACCGACGAAGAGGGCGCGGTGCACACCGCTGCTGAGCAGTATGAGGCGTACTGTTTCGCCAAGGATGCTGAGCAGGGCAAAGCCGTCCGCGAAGATCGCAACCGTCGCCTAGCAGAGTGCGACTGGACCCAGCTGGAAGACAGCCCACTCGATCCTGACGGCAAAGGTGCTTGGGCGCTCTACCGCGAAACACTCCGCATGGTGCCACAACAGGCTGGCTTCCCCTGGAATGTGCAGTGGCCCCCTAAGCCCGGTGATAACTGATGGCAACAAAAGCCAAGACAGGCACAGGGCGACTGGATTATCAAGCCGGCCCACCCAAGACAACCCGGCAAGGCTATGGGCAGCGATCACGGCCGCGTCGTCGCGGCAAGAAAGCCTTGCGCGGGCAGGGTCGGTAAGCTGAACAGGTACCCCCATGGCGCCATGATCGAAATCATTGCCGCCATTGCCGGCGCGTCAATCTCAGTCGCAGCCATGGGTGCTGCTGGTTTTAGCCGGAAATCTGATGAGGCCCGCGAGGCTGTCATCAGGCTGACCTCAGCTGTGGAACACATCGCTTCACAGCTTGAGGTGCTTCACTCCGATATCAAAGAAGATCGCAAAG